CAATTAGAATATCCTGGATCTGCTTTACTTCGTGCATCTGATGGATATTGGACTCAAGAAAATTCTATTTTTGCTAAAGTTAATTTTGGTAATGCAGAAGATGTTATTGGTAAGTTAGTAGAAATTCATTCTGGTTCTGATATAATACGAGTTCAGGTTGATAGAAAACAAGAATTAACAGGAGAGATTGATAGGATCATATCTCTTGGTAATAATGTATATGAGTTTTTTATTGATAGAAGGTTTTACGGAAACATTTCTCCTGGAAATGTTATTCGTTGGAATGAAGTTTTTCAAGCAACTATTTTACCAGTAACTTCTAAATTAACTGTTGTTAATCAAGGACTTGGTTTTAAAATCGGACAAGTCTTTAGAATACAGAATAGTACTGGAACAGAAACTCTTATTAAAGTTTTAAGGGTTAATTCTACAGGCGGAATTTTAAATGCTGAAATTATTAAATTTGGTATAAATTACCTTTCTGATTTTACTACTACAATTCAACCATCAAGTAATATTGCTTTAAATTCTACTGATACTACTAGCGCACTTTGGACGATAGCAAATACTGATACTGGAGTTAATTCATATCCAGGAAGGATAGTTAATAATACAACTATTAATACTTATGCTAGTACTGTGATTAATGGTGTAACTTATACTAATGTTATTTCTGGTATAACAGGATGGGGTTGGTTAAGTAATGGAACTAAGGTTGTTTTTAGTGTTTCAGGTAATGGTATTAGTGCTGGAATTGATTATTATATCATTTCACAACCAACACCTGGATCTATAAGAATATCTTCAACGATTGATGGTTTAACAATACCGACACTTACTACAGGAACGAATGCGACAACAACAATAACGGCAACATATGGAGCTGGAAGTGCAGCAACCATAGCAGAGCAACGACTCAATACAGTTAGTGGTACTGTAACAGAAGCCAATATTCCATTAAGTGAGGTTGGATATGTTTCTAGGGTTGACTATGTGACGGAGCAATGGGTAGATGGATCATATGCAGGAACTATTTTACAAGAATTTGCATCTTCATCTAAAAATGCTGCTACTATTACAACAACACCTGCTACAATACAAATATCTTTAGATGCATTGGCTAAATATCCAGGATATTATAGGACTAATAGTGGATTTTTATCAGATGCTGTAGTTATACAAGATAGTTATTACTATCAAATGTATTCTTATGTTATTAAGATTGATGAGAAATTAGATTCTTATAAAGCTGCTGTAAAAACTATGCTGCATCCAACTGGTATGGCATTATTCGGCGAATATACATTAACGAATAAATTTGATTTAAGTTTAGAGTTAGAGTCTTTAGTTAAGTATCTAATTATTAATCTTAAAGAAGACCCACTTATTGCTAGTGAACAAGCATTTAAAAATATCGGCAAAAATTTAGACGCTACAAATAATCCAAACCCATCTTTTGTTACACTAATAGAGCCAGTAACAAATAGTTTTGTTGGTGGTGCTACTTCTAATCTAACCAGTGTTTTTAATAAAGATATTTCTAATAATAAGCTATATGATAATATAACTTATGATAATAATACAATAACTCCAACTGAGACTATCTTTACATATTTCTTTGATAGTTTAAAAACAGATGGTGTTACTATTAGTGAAACTACTTTTAATATAAGTGATGATCTTGCTCTTGTAGATGCAATAAATACTAGTGAAGGTATTGCGTTCAATATACAAAAACCACTAGCTGATATTGAAATCTTAGAAGAAGGTTTATTGATGATTGAATTGGGAACGAATAAATATATTAAGTTACCAGATCAAATAATAACACCCAGTGAATTTGGGTATGTTGTTAAGAACTCATATGATAGAGATGCATACTTCTTTGGAGAATACGTCAACAGTAGAAGTGCCACATTTAGCAGTTAATTTAAATAAAGGAGATTTATATGGATTTAAAATCTATTACCGAAAGCATGAAAATAACAGGACAAGTCCATGTTGTGAGAAAAAATGAATTTGGCGCAATTCTTGAAGAGCGCAGTATTCCAAACTTAGTAGTAACTAGTGGTAAAAACTATATTGCATCAAAGATGGTGGCGACTACAAACAGCCCAGTCTCAATGACTCATATGGCCATTGGTAGCAATAATACAGCACCTGTTATTGGTGATACACAACTTGGAACACAACTTGGAAGAGTTACATTAAGTGGTTCAACTGTATTAAATAACACAGTAACATATACAGCCACGTTCCCTGCAGGTACAGGTGATGGAGCAGTTCAAGAGGCTGCAATTTATAATGGAGCAACTTCTCCTTCAGCAACTATGCTCTGCCGCACAACCTTTCCTACTGTAAATAAAGGTTCTGGCGATTCTATCACAATCACATGGGTTATTACTGTAAGTTAATAGGTTATTAAATGCCATCATCCTCTTTAATTAAATCAATTCTCCATAGATCCCTTGCAGAAGGGGTTTATCGAGATATTGTAACCAGAAATTCATCTTATTATTATTTTCTTGGTAAAACTTTAAAGTGGAATGTTGATGATACACCACCTTATCCAATTGACAGTTATGCATACGAACGTGCTGTTCGTGATGAAATAATTACTTTAAAAGAAATTAAATATACTGACGCTGGATTTGTTGTTCCTAAGATTTCTTGGCAATCAGGTGAAGTTTATGATATGTACGATGATGAGTATGGAAAAGAAGTTATTGGATTAAATATTATTTCTGGTGGTGATGGATATACTACATTACCAACTTTTGCTATAACTGGTGGCGGTGGAACTGGTGCTTCTTATACAGCTGTGGTTGATACTGGTACTGGAAGAGTTATTGGTGCTGACCTAGTATCACGTGGATCAGGTTATACATCAACACCAGTTGTAACAGTAAGTGGCGGTGGTGCCACAACAAATGCTGTTGTTCAGGCTGTTGTTAATGTTGCTCCATCTGGGGCGCATGCATTAGAAGATGCTCTATTTTATGTTATGACAGATGAGTTTAATGTATATAAATGTTTAGATAACTACAATAATTCATCATCTACAATTAAACCAACTGGAACACAAGTAGATCCATTTACTTTATTAGATGGATATCTCTGGAAATTTTTATATAATGTACCAATTGGTCTTCGTAATAAATTTATGACGACTGATCAAATACCAGTTATTTCTGCTTTAACAAATCAATTTTATAGTAATGGAACCATAGATACTGTTACGGTTGATACGAAGGGATCTAATTATGTATCTGCAAATATAACAGTAGAATCTGGTGATGGATATCTTCAAGCAGATCCACTTTATATTAATTCTATTACCGTTCTTGCTGGTGGGAGTTCTTATACTACACCAACAGTAACTTTTTCAAACCCAATTACAAATTCATCTTCCTTTACTTCTCTTGGTCAAGGAACTTCTGTTTATCTTGGTCAAAAAGTATCTAATACTAATTATGATTTTTATGAAGTTGTTACTCCAGGAAATCTTGGTGGACAAGAACCAACTCATACATACGGAATAGTTAAGAATGATGGATATATTGGTACTGCTTGGACAGCATCAACAGTATTAGCCTTGTATGCACAAGTATATGTGGGCAATAGATTATATACCGTAACTGCAAGAACTGGTGATTTTACAACAGACACTACTGCACCTAGTCATACTAGCGGTACAGTAAGTAATAATAATGTAAGTTTACTATATGCAGGAGTTACTCCATCTGGTACTGCTGTTTTAAAATATCTTGGATCTACGATTAAGGCTACAGCAACTGTTTCTTCTGGTGCAGTAACTGCAATTAATATGATAGGTTCTGTTAGAGAAGCAAATATTAATGTGGCTGGTGGAACTTCAGGTTCTGGTTATACAAATATTCCAGTGGTTTCTTTTTCTGGTGGTGGTGGTACTGGCGCAGCTGGTATCGCTAAAATGAATGGTTCTTCTGTTGCTTATATTGTTATAACAGCAAGAGGATCTAATTATACTTCTGTCCCTACTGTTACACTTGGAACTTTATGGACATCTTCTACTACACTCACCATAAATGATCAAGTTTATTATGGTGATAATTTATATACTGTAACTACTGGTGGATCATCTGGTACAGTTGCACCTATTCATTCTAGTGCTGCAGTTACTGCCACTGGTGGAACAGCAGTATTAACTTACGCTGGTAAACGTGCCAAAGCCATTGCAACTTTAGGTTATGGTGCTGGTTATAGTTCAAATCCAACAATAACATTATCAAGCCCTGGAACTGGATTTCAATATAGTATACTATCAGGTAAATCTAATGCAAAATTACTTCCGATCATAGAAAATTCTCAAGTTACTGGAGTTATTGTAGAAGATGCAGGGGTTGGTTATACAACAGCATCACTTGTAGTAAATTCTGGAACTGGATCAGGTGCTAAATTATCTATAAACTTATCAGTTGGTAACATACAATCTCTTCAAGCAAATAACGAAATTTTAACTGTTGCTGGTGCTATTGATGCTATTAAAGTTATTAGTGGTGGATATAACTATGGTGCAGCATATGTTAGTATTATTGGTGATGGAACGGGAGCAACTGCCTCAACTGTTATAGACCCAATTACAGGTGCTATTACTAAAATAAATATAACGTCTCGTGGTTACGGATACACTTTTGCAAATATTACCATTTATGGTAATGGAGTAGGTGCTACTGCCAGAGCAATCATGCCTCCATATGGTGGCCATGGTAAAAACTGTCCAGATGAATTATTCTCAAGAACTTTGATGTTCTATACTAACGTATCCACAGATTTGAATCAGGGGTTAAGTGTTAATAATGATTATCGTCAATTGGGTATTATTAAAAACCCAAGATACTATAATTCTACAAATAGATATAACCAAACATTAGGTTCTGCATGTTTTCTTATTGAGTGTGATTTTACTTCTGGGAATTTTATAGCCGATATGGATGTACATCTAAGTAGAGGAATTTTGTGGAGTGCTTCTGCAACAGTTACACTTGGACAACAAATTTATTATGGTGATAATTTATATACAGTTTCTTTAGCAGGAACAACAAGTAGCACACAACCAACTCATACAAGTGCCTCAGCATATAGTGGTACTGCAGTTTTAAACTGGGTTGGTAGCCCACGAAGAAAATATAGAATAGTTTCGATAAATTCTAGTAGTGCTATCTTACAATCTTTGGATAACGATACACCTACAATCAGTGATACATTATTGAATGATTTGAACCAAGGATTCACACCAAAGACTGTTGGCTATCCGACAATTGATAAATATTCTGGGCAATTAATGTATATTGATAATAAGGCTGGATTCAGCCCATCAGCTGATCAAACTGTTACTTTAAGAACAGTTATTAAATTTTAACATAAATAAAAGAATCCATTAGGAAAAGAGTTAAAGAATGACTATTAATTTTAATACTGAGCCGTATTACGACGATTTCGATGAAAACCAACAGTTTTATCGTATTTTGTATCGCCCAGCATATGCTGTTCAAGCACGTGAACTTACGCAGATGCAAAGTATATTACAGAATCAAATTAAGAATTTGGGTAATCATATTTTCAAAGAAGGCTCGATGGTTATTCCAGGGCAGATTTCAGTTGATACCACTATAGCTTATATTAAATTAGAGTCTTCATACAATAGTGTTTTAGCAGATGAGTTATTGGCGTCATATGTTGGCAAAATAGTTAAAAATACTAATGGATTAAAAGCACAGGTTATATACTATTCTAAATCTTCTGGTGTAGAAAAGTCAACACTGTTTGTTAAATACTTAAACTCTGACCCAACAACTAATACTACTGCAGTGTTTTCTGCAGGTGATATTTTAACTGATACTGCCACAGTTGGAACTTTATCTCAAATTCAAGTTTTTGCTACAACTCCAACTGGTCTTGGATCTATCGCTCAGATTCAACAGGGTGTTTACTATATTAAAAATCATTTTGTTTTAGTAGAACCACAAACTATTGTTCTTGACAAATACAGTAATACACCTACCTATCGTGTTGGTTTACTTGCTGTAGAAAGTATTACCACACCAGAAGATGATGCTACATTACTGGATAATGCACAAGGATCATTTAATTATGCGGCACCAGGTGCTCATCGTTATTATATTCAATTAACATTAAGTAAACTTTCTACTTCTTCTACGTCAGATTCTGATTTTGTTGAATTAGTTAGAGTTAACTCTGGCCAGACTGAGAGTATTGTAGAAAAACCAAATTATAACGAAATAGAAAAAACTCTTGCTCGAAGAACATTTGATGAATCTGGTAACTATACAGTACGTCCATTCAATTATGATGTTCGTGAACACCGAAATAATAATCGTGGTGCTTGGGTAACAAGTAGGGCTTATTTGGTTGGAGACGTTGTAACTAATGGTGGTAATATTTACACTGCTAAAAATTCAGCAACATCTGGTTCTATCGCTCCAACATTTACATCTTTAACTGCATTAACTGGATACGATGGTGCTTCATCTAGTGGTGTTAATTGGGAATATTCAACTAATCCATACTACAATCGTGGAGCATTTACTCCAGAGCAAGGTGGAGACGAAGCAAAACTCGCTATCGCTTTAGAGCCTGGAAAAGCATATGTTCGTGGATACGAAATTGAAAAAATATCTACCACATTCTTACCAGTTAAAAAGTGTCGTGATTCAACCCATCAAGTTTCTGTGGATAACGCTGTTGTATCTGCAACAATGGGTAATTATTGCGTAATTACCAATGTCAATGGTGCTCCTCCGATTGATACTTTTGGTACTGTTAATCTTTATAACGTAATGACACCTGCTGTTGGAACACTGCCAACACCTGTTTCTTTAAATAGTTTAGTTATTGGAAGTGTTACAGGTGGATTTACATTTACAAATGTTAGCCCATCTAGTCTTTATGCTGGACAGTTAATTACTATTTCTGGTATTTGGGGAGCAGGTGCGGTCGCCACAGTTGGTACTATTACTGGTTATACTTTAACTGTTGCCAATGCAGCTTCTGTTACAGCAACCACCAGCACCAATGTAATTTCTGGTTTGACAACAACAAGTCTTGCTGTTGGTATGCCAATTCAGTTTAGTGCTACACTTAATAATATTATAGCTAGTACGACATATTATGTTGCTTCTATACCAACATCTGGTTCTATTACATTATCTGCAACTCCAGGTGGATCAGTAGTAACTATATCCAGCACTACATCAGTAACGCTCACAGCAATCGCTACAATTAATCCAAATGGTATCACTTACCGTGTTAGCACAACTGGTTTATCATCAACAGGATTTACTTTAGTTCAAAATGATTCTGCTGGAACTGCATTAGTTACTAGTACTGGAACACCTACTGGTGTAACAGCGTCTGTTTCTAGTGGTTTAATTGGTACTGCACGTGTTCGTGGTATGGAATGGCACAGTGGCACAGTCGGTGCACAAACTGCCCAGTACAAACTTTCCTTATTTGATGTTAAATTAAATACTGGATTTAGTTTCCAGCGTGATGTTAAATCAGTATTTTTCAATATTGGTTCTAATGTAAAAACTAACTTCTCTGCAGATATTAATCCATTATACACAAGAATTGGTGGTAACGCTACTGCTTCTTCTAGTGCAACTATTACTGGTGTTCAATCTTCTTTCTTAACAGATTTGAAAGTTGGTGATTACATTTATCTTAATGCAACTTATCCTAAAATTCGTATTGGATCTATCCCATCAAACTATCAATTAATTTTAGATAGTGCTGTAACTGTTAGTGGTGTTACTATTGATAG